ATTCCGCCGCTTCGGCAATCGACGAATACGACGGCCAGCATTCGCCCTTGTCGTTGGCCTGGTCGGCCAGCTTCAGCAACACCAGTTTGCGTATCGGGTTGCCGACTTTGATCTGCATGGCTTGCGCCGTCAGGGTCATACTCATGCTTTAACTCCCATCGAATAGCGCACATAGCGCTTGCCGTTGTTGGTTTCCCACGCGCGGGCGATGACTGCGCCGCGCATTTCTAAATCGGTGATGCGGGCGGCAAGCTGGGTGATTTTGAAACGCTTGTACGCTTCAAAGCTGGTTATCGTGCCGCCTTTTTTGAAATGGGCGAGCAGGCGGGCGCATTGGCTGGCTGTGGTGGGTTTCATGGCTAGGCTTCTTTCAGTTCAGGCCAGATTTCCGCCCAGTCATCAGGGCGCAAATCTTGACGGCGCACTTTGCCGTCGGTTGCGGTTTCAATGCGGACGCACCAGATAACGGGAACGGAACGTTGCCCGTTTGCCCAGCGAAAAACGTCGGGAGCATGGGCTTTTATTTTTTTTGCGAAGGCCAGTACAGGCACGCCTTCGCTATCAAAGTATTCTGTTAATTTCACGCGAAACTCCTTAATGAATGCCGCAATATTAGCAATTTGCTAAATATCAAGCAATAGCAATTTGCGTATTTCTATTTTGTAGCAATTTGCTATTATTGTTTATAAAGGATATTAAGGAGTGAATGGATGCAAACGATTGAAGAGACCCGCAGGGGTAATTTGAAAAGACTGATTGACGAATACGGCTCACAAGTGGCTTTATCCCGTCAAATAAATAAAGCACCGGCGCAAATCAGCCAGTGGCTAAACGGGTCGCCAAGCACTACGGGCAAGCCCCGCTCATTTAAGGCATCTACTGCGCGAGAAATCGAGACACTGACAGGCAAGCCTGAAGGATGGTTGGATCAGCCGCGCGCTGAAGAATCAATCTTCCCGCCGCTGGAAAGCCTGAAAGTGCCGGAAGACAGCATCACTTTCCGCCATCGGGACATTTGGGTGAAGTGCGGCGACGGCGGCGCGGTAAACGCGGACTTCCCGGGCATTATCCGCACGCTGGAAATTCCGCGCGAGTATGTTTTTCTGCTGTTCGGCAGCGCCAATGTCGAGCATTTGGATATTGTGGGCATTAAGGGCGACAGCATGGAACCGACGCTGCCGCAAAAGGGTTTGGCGTTTATCGATACGCGCATCAATTATTTTGACGGCGACGGTATCTATGCTTTCTACTACAGCGACGGCGCTTACATGAAGCGCCTGCAGAAAGTACCGGGCAAGCTGGTGGCGCATTCGGACAACAAAAATTACTCATCGTTTGAGATTGACCCGGGCGGCGACGAGCCTTTTCAGATCATCGCCAAGTTTCGGGCGGTGATGCCGCTGGAAATCTGTATGCTGTAGGTAACAAAACGGGCGGATATTCACTCTGCCTACTTGACGGTTTTGCACACTTTTGTTATAAATATGCTATATTTCGGGAGAAAGCTGTGGATAGGCTTTCTCTTTTTTGTTTCAGGCTGCCTTTGGGCGGCCTTTTTGCGCTTCAGGCAGCCTTAAATCGTGTGGACACCGAGCCGCTTTGCGGTGGGAGTGCCGCAGTAAATCAACCCCGTGCTTGTGCTACGGGGTTTTTGTTTGGGTGCGTGATTATTCTTCCAGACTGCGCTTGAGCCGGATGTATTCGGCACGCAGTTCGAGATAGGCTCGGGCGTATTGGGGGATGCCGGCTTTGTTCCAGTTGCTGACGCTGCGGCGGGCGATTTGGAAGATGTCGGCCAGCTCGGCGCGGCTTAGGTGGGCGTCGTGCAGCAGAGTGTTTAAATCTTGTTTGAAGTCTTGCATAATGGAAAAAATATCTATACAATAGATGTATTGTATATTTGACTAAGGGATTATGCAATGGCTGCCCTATCAGGCGAAGAGACCATCCGCGCGGTGGCGGCAAAGCAGAAAAAGACTCTGCTGGCCTTTAGCACCGGCAAGGATGCGGTGGCGGCGTATCTGGCTATCCGCGACCATTTTGAAGAAGTGGTGCCGTATTATCTGTATCTTGTCCCGGGCTTGGAGTTTGTGGATGAGCAGATTGATATGTATGAGCGTCAGTTTGGTTTTAAGGTTACCCAGCTGCCGCATCCGTCTTTGCACCGGTGGCTGAATGGGATGATTTGGCAGCCGCCGCAAAATTGTGCGGTGATCGAAGATGCCGGCCTGCCTGAATTTGACTATACCGATATTCAGGCGGCGATGGTGGGCAAGTTCGGCCTGCCGAAGGATACTTTGGTTGCCGATGGCGTGCGGGCGGCAGACAGCCCGATGCGCCGGATTGCGATTAAGTCGCATGGCAGCATCTCTTGCAATCTGCTTAAGTACCATCCGATTTGGGATTGGAAAAAGGCGGATTTAATCGAGTGCTTTAAAAAGCACAATGTGAAACTGGGGAGCGACTACAAGGTATTCGGGCGCTCGTTCGATGGTTTGGACTTGCGGTTTCTGCTGCCAATTAAAAAGCACTATCCGCGAGACTATCAGCGGATTTTGGAGCTAATCCCGCTGGCTGACTTGGAAATCTTTAGGTGGGAGTGCGCAAATGGCAAACACTGATGACCGCAAACAACAGATTGCAGATGCAAAGGCCGCCGCCAAGGCGAAGGCAAACCAATGGAAGCGCAAGCAGAAGCCTGCGGTAAAGATGCCGGAGCTGACCGGAGACCCGGAGACAGACAGCCGCGCGGATTTGGATGCGGTAAAGCAGGGTTTCCGCGACCGCCTGAAAGCGGAAAACAAGCGCAAGGTGGATGCGACAGACAGTGAATATTGGTTTTGCATGTGTTTCCAAAGCCGCGCGCAGTCGGAAGCGTTTTTGCGCGAGATTGGTTGGCGCAAGTTTGGCGACAAGTATCTCGATGGCGTAAAGGTCGCCAAGATGATGGGTATCGAGTTGCCCGATGATGAAGTGCCCTATGTGGCCGAGCCGAAGATTGACAAGGCTTGGGCTGGATTGGTAGCCGATGAAGACAAATAACCGCAGCCGCCCCTAGTTGGGCGGTTTTTTATGGCCGCCGTTTGGGTGGCATTTTTATTTGAAAGGAGCGCATGATGCGTAGAGTACCCTATCACAAACCGCATATTACTGCGAAGAGCGGCGGCGGGCGTGGCAAAAGCAGCCCCAGCAGAAGCCGTAGTTCGGGGTCGTAATTTGCAACATAATCCCATGCAATAGGAGATTTTATGGCTTTATGTGGAGCGAAAACCCGTTCGGGCGAACCGTGCAAATCTAAAGCCATGCCAAACGGCAGATGCCGAATGCATGGGGGAACCAATAAGGGCGCACCGAAAGGCAGCCAATCCAAGCCGGGTGCGCTTTATTCCGCCTACTACACGGAAGAAGAACGGATGCTGGCGGAAGAATTGCAGCTTGGCAGCATCGATGAAGAGTTGAAGCTGTGCCGTATCCGTCTGAACCGTGCTTTAAGGCTGGAAGCGGAGCAGGATGCCGAAGCGCTGGAGTTGGAAAAGGTGGTTGAGACGCCGACGGTGATTGTCGGTGTGCCGATTACCGATGACCCGGATGTACCGCCCGTGCGGCAGAAGACGTTTGTGCGGCGGGATTATGATGCGGTTATCCATCGTCTGCTGGGGCGCATCGAATCGCTGGAAGCAACGCGGCAAAAGCTGATCAGCGGCATGAAATTGGATATTACCAATTCCGACGGCTCGCTTGCGCCGACGGTGATCGAACTGGTGGCGGTAGAAGATGGCGAGAGTGCAGATTAGGCTGCCGCCGAAAATCAAACAGGTTTTCAGGCTGCCGCGCGGCGAGCTGCGGTTTCGCGGGGCGTTTGGCGGGCGCGGTTCGGGCAAGTCGTTCAACTTTGCCAAGATGGCGGCGGTGTGGGGCTTTGCCGAGCCGCTGCGCTTTTTGTGCGTGCGTGAGTTTCAAAACTCCATCAAGGAATCGTTCTACGCGGAAATCAAGGCGGCGATTGCGTCCGAGCCGTGGTTGGAAGCGGCCTATGATGTGGGTGCGGACTATATACGCGGGCGCAACGGCACGGAGTTTCTGTTTAAGGGGCTGCGCAACAATATCCAGTCGGTGAAGTCGCTGGCGAAGATTGACGTGTGCATTGTCGAAGAAGCGGAAGACATTGCCGAAGCGGCGTGGGAAGTGCTGGAGCCGACGATACGCGCGCCGAAATCGGAAATCTGGGTAATCTGGAATCCGAAGCAAGAAAACAGTGCGACGGATCGGCGTTTCCGCAAGGGTGTGCCGCCGCGTTCGTGCATTGTCGAGATGAACTACGGCGACAATCCGTTTTTCCCGCCTGAATTGGAAGAGTTGCGGCGGCATCAGCAAAAGACGCTCGACCCTGCCCGCTATGCGTGGATTTGGGAAGGTGCGTATTACGAGCTTTCGGATGCGCAGGTGTTCAAGGGCAAGTATGAAGTGGCGGAGTTTGAGCCGTCTGAAAACTGGGACGGCCCCTACTTCGGCCTGGACTTCGGTTTTGCCCAAGACCCGACGGCGGCGGTGCAATGCTGGATACACGGCGACAGGCTGTATATCGAACGGGAAGCAGGCAGCACGGGCATCGAGTTGGACGATACGGCGGCGGTGCTTCAGGCTGCCATGCCGGATATTGCAAGCCATGTTGTCCGCGCCGATTCCGCACGCCCTGAGAGTATCAGCTATCTGAAACGCCACGGCCTGCCGCGCATTGCGGGCGCACTCAAGGGCAAGGGCAGCGTGGAAGACGGCATCGGTTTTATCCGCTCGTTCGACAAGGTGGTGATTCATCCGCGCTGCGTGAATACGGCGCGGGAGTTTAGGCTGTACAGCTACAAGACCGACCGCTTGAGCGGGGATATTCTGCCGCTGCCGCTGGACGAGCATAACCATTGGATCGATGCGCTGCGCTATGCGCTCGAGCCTTTGACGCGCAGCAGCACGGGCATGATTGACTTCCTGCGCGCGCAGGTTGAAGGGAAAATATGAGTAAGACACCTTTATCGCAGGGATTTATCGCCCGCGCGGCAGCCGGCCTGCGCTATGCCTTTACGGGCAGCGGCTGGTTCGGAGCCGGCGAGACGCTGCCGCCGGTGGCGCCGCAGGCTGAAGGGCGGCAGTTTGACTACGAGCCGTTTTTCAATACCGGCCATGCGCGGCCGCGCGAGCGTGATGCCATCGGCTTTAACGAGTTGCGGACGCTGGCGGACAGCTACGATGTGCTGCGCTTGGTAATCGAAAAACGCAAAGACCAGATGGAGAGCCTGAACTGGGCAATCCAGCACCGTGATGCGGCGGCGACGGGGGCGAACGAGTCGCTTACCAAAGACCCGCGTATCGATGCGGCGCAGGCGTTTTTCAGGCAGCCTGACCGTGAGCACAGCTGGGGCGCTTGGCTGCGCATCCTGCTGGAAGATTTGTTTGTGATCGATGCGCCGTGTATCTATCCGCGCCGGACGGTGGGCGGGGATTTGTATGCGTTGGAGTTGATGGACGGGGCAACGGTCAAGCGGGTTTTGGACGATACCGGCCGCACGCCCTTGCCGCCGCAGACGGCCTACCAGCAGATTCTGCGCGGCCTGCCGGCGGTGGATTATGCGGCGGACGAATTGCTGTACCGCCCGCGCAACGGCCGCACTTATAAGGTGTACGGCTATTCGCCGGTCGAACAGGTGGTGATGACGGTAAACATCGCGCTGAAGCGCCAAATCCACGCGCTGGAGTATTACCGCTCGGGCAGCGTGCCGGATGCGCTGGTGGGTGTGCCGGAAAGTTGGAGCGCGGACGACATCCGCCGCTTTCAGGAATACTGGGATTTGCTGCTTTCGGGCGAATTGGCGGAGCGGCGCAAGATGCGTTTTGTACCGGGCGAGCTGGCGCGTAATTTCCACGAAACCAAGCAGCCGCCTTTGAAGGATATGTACGACGAATGGCTGGCTCGGGTGGTGTGTTTTGCGTTCAGCATCGAGCCGACGCCGTTTGTGGCGCAGGTAAACCGTTCTGTGGCCGAGACCAGCCGCGAGCAGTCGCTGGCCGACGGGCTGTTCCCGCTGAAAAACTGGGTGAAAAGCCTGATCGACGAAGTGCTGGCCCAGTATATGGACATGGCGGATTTTGAGTTTGTCTGGCAGGAAGAGCAGGCGCTCGACCCGAAACAACAGGCGGAAATCTATGCGGTGTACAAAAACGCCGGCATCCTGACGGCGGATGAAATCCGTGCGGAAATGGGCAAGGAGCCGCTGCCTGATACGGGCGCGCTTCCCGAATACTCGGGGCAGCCTGAACAGGAAGCGGGCAAGCTGGGAAAGTCGCAACGCCCGATAAGCGAAGACCAAGCTGTCGGGCTTATTGAGACTTACCTGCTGGCAAAATCGGCGGAGACGGCGGCGGAGATTGCTGAAATTTGGAACGGGGCGGAGTTTGCACTCATGGATGCGGAAACGGCGGCAGCGGAGATTGTCCGCCGTTTGTCGTTTGCGTCGTGGGCGGACTTGGCTGATGTTGTCGAGCCGGTTTTGCAGCAGTCGGCGGCAGAAGCGGCGGCGCAGGCGCTGCTGCAGGTGATGCCCGATCCTGCCGTCGGTATGACAGCGAATATCCGCAGCCGTGCCGTGGCATGGGCGGCGGAACGCTCGGCGGAGATGGTGGGCATGCGGCGCGTCGCCGGCGTGTTACTGCCCAATCCGGACGCCAAATGGCAAATCACCGAAGGTACGCGCAGGCTGATTCAGGCTGCCGTGCAGGAAGCGATGGCCGCAGGCGACAGTCCGCAGGAGCTTGCGGCGCGCCTGCAAGAAAACCATGCCTTCAGCCGCAGCCGTGCCGAGACCATCGCCCGCACCGAAATGGCTCGGGCGGACGGGGCGGGTATGTATATCGGCTGGGAAGAGTCGGGGCTGGTATCCGGCAAGGAGTGGATAACCGCCGAAGACGACAAAGTTTCCGCACCTTGCCGTGCGAACGGCGACGCGGGCGCAATCGGCCTGCATGATTACTTTCCGAGCGGCGACTTGATGCCGCCGGCGCATCCGAACTGCCGCTGCGCGGTGGTGCCGGTACTGGCGTCAGACACAATAAACCAACCATAGGAGCTTGAAATGGCAAGACTATACGGCGAAATCGCCAAAACAGAGCAGCAGGACGACGGCACCGTCAAGGTGTGGGGCTACGCTTCGAGCGAAGCGGTCGATTCGGACGGCGAAATCATCACGGCCGAAGCGATGAAGGCGGCCATCCCCGATTACATGAAGTTCGGCGCGGTGCGCGAGATGCACGGCAAAAGCGCGGCGGGTACGGCGATTGAAATCAAGGTCGAAGACGACGGCCGCACCTACTTCGGCGCGCATGTGGTCGATCCGGTGGCGGTGCTGAAGGTGCAGACCGGTGTGTACAAGGGTTTTTCCATCGGCGGCACGGTAACGGCGCGGGATGATTTGAACAAATCGCTGATTAAGGGCGTGAAGCTGACGGAAATCAGCTTGGTTGACCGCCCGGCCAATCCCGATGCGGTGTTTACCTGCTTTAAGGCGGACAAGGGTGCGGAGCAGGCCGAAGACGACAAAGATGCCGACGCGGCAGATGTGACGGCCGGAAACGGCAAGCCGGATGATGCCGTCGGACAAAAGGACGATCAGGCGGACGAAGCCGAAAAAGCGGACTTCACGCCCGACGAAATCGCCCGCCTGCGCGAGATGCTGAATAAGTCTGCCGACGAGCCAGAAAAAACCGAGCCGGTGGAAAAATCCATGCACGACGTTTCCGAACTGGCCGGCGTGATTCGCGGCCTGCAGTGGTTTATCAGCGATTCCGAATATTCCCAGCTGCCCGACGAAGTGGTGGGCAAGGCCAAAACGGCGGCGGGCGAGCTGATGGATGCCCTGAAAGCGCTGGTCGAGCATGAAGCAGGCAGCCTGAACGCCGAAAAGGCGGAGCAGCCTGAAAGCCTGCAGAAAACGGCGCAGGCTGATGAGCTGGCCAAGGCGCAGGCGGATTTGGCGGCAGCCAAGGCGGAACTTGAAGCGCTGAAACAGCAGCCTGAAGCGCCCAAAGGCAGCCTGAAAGCCGTGGGCAAGGCAGAAGATAACGGCGGCGCGGATGACCCGTTAAACGGTTTCACGCCGATAGTGAAAAGCGACGGCACGCTTGACGATGTGGCGACGCTGATTAAGGCAGCCCAAACCGGCCGCTTGTAACCCTACCGCTTACAGGCGGTTTTTTTATTTTTAGGAGCTTGAAACATGAACATGAAGCAAATCACGCAGGAAACCATCGAACTGATGAAATCCGCCCAAGCCGGCGGCGAGAACATCGCCAAAGGCTATACGCAGCCGGGCAGCCCGACTACCGGCCTGCAGACCTATGACCTAACTGCCCCGTCGCAAAAGCTGTATCCGGTGCTGACGCCGCTGCGCAACCGTATTCCGCGTGTGGGCGGCGGCCGTGCCACGCAGGCGAACTGGAAGGCGATCACCGGCATCAATATCAAAAACCAGCGCGCGGGCATCAGCGAAGGCCAGCGCGGCGGCACGATTGCCCACGCGCAGGTGGAGCGCTTTGCCGCCTACCGCGCCTTTGGCTTGGAGAACTTTGTAACCTTTGAAGCCGATTACGCGGCGCGCGGTTTTGAAGACGTGAAGGCGCTGGCGGTAACCCAAACCCTGCAGGCAACCATGATTGCCGAAGAGATGATGCTGCTGGGCGGCAACACCAGCCTGAAAGCAGGCATCACGCCGACGCCTTCGGCTGTGGCCAAGGATGGCCAGTCCACCTTGTCCGGCGGCGCGCTGTCGATTATCTGCGTGGCTTTGGGCTTGCAGGCTTATTGGGATGTAGCCGGCGCGAACAACGGCGCCAGCGGCCAGTTCCTGAATATTGCCGATGCGGAAATTCCCGCGCAGATTACCCGCACCAATGCCGACGGCACGACCGATACTTTCGGCGGCGGTTCGGCACAGAAATCGGCGGCGGCCAGCGTGGCCAATGCCGACAAGAAGGTGGTGATTGCCAGCGTTGCCGCCGTTCGCGGCGCGGTGGCCTACGCTTGGTTCTGGGGTGCGGCCGGCGCGGAAAAACTGGGCGCGGTTACTACTGCCGCCCGCGTGGAAATCACTGCCGACGCGCAGGGCAAGCAGACGGCGGCCAGTCTGCCGGATGCCGACAATTCCACCTCTTCGCTGGAATTTGACGGCCTGCTGACCCAAATCGCGCTGCCCGATTCCGGCGGCTACTGGGCGGACAACAAGGGCGGCGCGCTGACTTCCGACGGCGCCGGCGGCGTGAACGAGTTTGAAGCGGCCTTTGCCCACTTCTACACCCGCTACCGTCTATCGCCCGATACCGTGTACGTCAATGCCGCCGACCTTGCGGCGCTGACCAAGCTGATTTTGGGCAACAACGGTGCGCCGTTGATTAAGCTGAACGTGGATGTGAACAATACCGCCGCCATCAAGGCGGGCGTGGTTTTGGGCAGCTACCTGAACAAGATTACCGGCGACGAGCTGGATATTGTCGTCCATCCCAACCTGCCGGCCGGCACTTACCTGTTCTACTCTTCGCGCCTGCCGGCCTATGTGCAGGGCATCGGCAACCTGCTGCAGGTTCGCACCCGCCAAGAGTATTACCAGCTCGAATGGCCGCTGCGCACCCGCCGCTACGAGTATGGCGTGTACGCCGACGAAGTGCTGCAGGGCTTCTTCATGCCGGCCTTTGGTGTGATTACCAACGCGGGCTAACCTTTAACCGGCCGTCTGAAACGAGCTTCTGCCTGTATCGCAGCGGCGTTTGAGTTTCAAGGCGGCCGCCTTTTTTGGAGAAATCGCAATGTCTGATTTGATTAAACTGGCTGCGCCGGAAGGCTTTTCCGACGTTTCCTTCGGCGGCGAAAATTACACAGTAGAAGACGGCATGGTTCAAGTGCCGGTTGCTGCCGCTGAATTTCTGTATCAGTTCGGTTTTAGCAACGCGCCTGAAGCCGGCGGGCAGCCTGAAGGCGGAAAACGCAAGGCGAAAAGCCATGCTGGCGACGCTTGAAGCGCTGAAGCTGCGCTTGGGAATAGACCACGACCGACAGGATGGGCAGCTTACCCAGATGCTCGCCGGCATCTCGGCGGCGGTGGAAACCTACCTTGAGCGCAAGATCGAAGCGGCGGACTACACCGAGCGCTACAACGGCAACGGCAAAGACCGGCTGGTGCTGAACCAGTATCCCGTGCAGGCGGTAACGTCTGTGCGAATCAACGGGCGTGCGGACGACGGCTGGGATTTTGACGACTGGCTGCTGATGCGCCCGCATGGCTTTGACAAGGGTTTGCGCAATGTGGAAGTGCGGTATCGCGCCGGTTATGAAACCGTGCCGGCCGATATTGCCGAAGCGGTGCTGGAGATTGCCATGCAGCGGATAAACGAAGCTAAGAATGGCGGCATCCAAAGCAAGACGCTTGCAGGCGAGACCATCACGTTTGCGACGTTTGCCCAATCGGCCGGTATGCCGCCGGCGGCGTATTCGATTTTGCAGCAGTACCGCAGAAAGGCAGCCTGAAATGATTAGAGCGGACTTTACCGGCATGGAAGCGCTGACGGCCGCCTTGCAGGCGTGGTCGCCGCGCATCCAAACCGAGATGGAAGTTTCTATCGGCCGCCTGACGCTGATGCTGCAGCGGGAAGTGATGGCGAACCGCTTGTCGGGGCAGGTGCTGAACGTGCAGACGGGCAACCTGCGCCGCTCGATCCATCAGAAGGTGGAGAGCAGCGGTAATCAGGTAAGCGGCACAGTCAATACCAATGTGCGCTACGGTGTGATGCACGAATACGGCTTTGCCGGCACGGTGTCGGTAAAAGCCCATCTGCGGCAGGTGCGGCAGGTATTCGGGCATACACTCGCTTCGCCGCGTACCGCTCGGGTGGGCGCGCACAGCCGGCGGGTAAATTACCCGGAACGCTCGTTTTTGCGCACGGCGCTACGGGACTTGCGGCCGGCTATCGAGCAGGAATTGGGCAGGGCTGTTGAAAGGGCAAGGCAATGAACAGGGAAGCGGTTTATGCGGCGCTTTGGGCTAGGCTGGAAGCATTGGATGGTTTTGTTACCAAAAGCCGCCGCCTGCTGCATTGGAACGATGTGCCGCGGCACGACCAACCGGCGCTGTTTATGGCGCAAGGCAACCAGCAGGCACTAACCAAGACCGGCGAAGCGGGCAAATGGCTGCTGCGGGCGGATGTGTACATTTATGTGCAGACTGACGACCAGCCGCCGGCGCCAATCATCAACCCGCTGATTGATGCGGTGTGCGCTGCGGCAAATGCCATCCATCCGGTAACGGGCAGGACGGCGCTTGTGGCGGATGGGGCGGTAATCGAGTATTGCCGCGTGGAAGGGACGATTGAGACGGATGAAGGGACGCTTGGCAGCCAAGCCGTCGCCATCGTGCCGATTGTGATTTTGGCAGCCTGAAAGGGCTGTTTTTTTATACCCGCAAGGGCTTTGAAAGGAAAGCGATATGCAGCTTACATTCGGATCGGGCGACGTGTTCGTCCGCATGATTACCGATGCCTACGGCAACCCTGTAACCGATGCTACGCCGGTGCGCATTGCCGGCTTACAGGAAATGAGTGTCGATTTGCAGGCGGAACTCAAGGAGTTCTACGGGCAAAACCAGTTTGCTTTGGCGGTGGCACAGGGCAAGGTGAAGGTGTCCGGCAAGATGAAGGGCGCGCTGATTAACGGTTTGGCACTCAATACGCTGTTTTTCGGCTCGGAGTTTGCCAGCGGCACGATGAAGGCGCTGTATGCAGACACCGCCGGCACGGCGATTCCGCAGGCGGGTACGCTGACGGTTGCGCCGCCCAACAGCGGCACGTTTGCCGAAGACGCGGGAATTATCGGCGAAGACGGCCGTGCCTTTATCAAGGTGGCGGCCAATCCTGCGGCGGGTCAGTACAGCGTGAACGCGGCGGGCAAGTATGATTTTGCCGATGCGGACAAGGGCAAGACGGTGTATTTGAGCTACAGCTACACCTTTGCGCTGGCGTCGGCGAAGAAAATCGAGCTGGCGAACAAAGCAATGGGCAACACGCCGACTTTTGCGCTGTCCTACCTGACGCAGTTCAAGGGCAAAAAGGCGCTGTTGGAATTGGCCTGTGTTACCGCCGGCAAACTGGGGTTGTTCTCGACTAAAAACGACGACTTCTCGGTGCCGGAAATCGACTTTTCGGCATCCACCGACGATACGGGCTATAAAGTCGGCACGCTGTGGATTATGGAGTAAGGCGCAAGGCAGCCTGAAAACGGTTTCCCATCCTTTCAGGCTGCCTTTTTCAAACCCGGGATTTTCCCGTATTCGCCCCGCACGGGGCTTTTTTATTTGGAGTTGAAACATGGCAGAGATTGTCAAAGTGGCCGGTATCAGCATGGTGCTGAACGGCAAAGAGTATGTGATTCCGCCGCTGTCTTTGGGCGCGCTGGATCAGTTGAAAGACCGTGTGGGGCAGTTCGACAATCTGCCGTTTGCCGAGCAGGTTACAACCGCCATTGACGCGGCACATGCGGCGCTCAAGCGCAATTATCCCGAGCTGACTCGCGAAGATGTGGGCGAGTTGGTGGACGTGAGCAATATGATGGACGTTTTTCAGGCGTTGATGGACGTTTCGGGTATGAAGCGCCGGCTGAAGGAAGCTCAATCGGCGGGGGAAGTGCCGGCGGCGGGTTAGATTTCGGCGGCCTGATCGCCCATGTCTGCGCTTCTACCGGCTGGACATGGGACGAGACGGCGCAAAACATCGACCTGCCGCGTTTGGAACATTTGGGGCGCTACTGGCAGCAGCATCCGCCGGCGCATCTGCTGATTGCGCAGTATGTGGGCTATCAAGCGGCCGAACCGCAGCAGCAGATGGATGCCGACGAAGCAATCGGTGCGATGGGCGGGGCGGTTTTGAGTGAAGCGGAATTTGACGCGCTATTGCGAGAGAAGGGCATCATCAAATGAGTAATGCGGTTTTCCCTACCCTGCCCGGGCTGGCATGGGGCGTGAAAAAAACGCCGGTATGGAGTACCAACACCATTAAATCGGCCAACGGCCGCGAGATGCGTGCGGCCTATTACCGCTATCCGCTGTGGCGCTTCACGCTGTCTTTCGAAGTGCTGCGCACCCGCTCGGCGGCAAACGAGCTGGAGCA